GGAAGTAACAGCAGAAAAGAGTGGTAGAGATAGAAGTAAAAATGATGAAAGAAGTACGAGTGAGGAAGCTGAAGATAGTAAGAAGCTCGCCGAAGGAATTCGTAACGCTGTAATAAAGGAGATTATAACACAGCAAAGACCCGGAGGTTTATTGAGGGACGGAGCCTCCGCTTCCAGATTAAGACAGCCGTAATTAGATTCGAGATTCAAGCTCTATAATTCTACCCTCGAGCTCAACCATTTTATCTTCTATTATCTGTGCTCCGTGATTATAAAGTTTGTACGCGTTTATTGTTCCCCTCTCCGCGATTGGAATACCAAACTTTTCTGTATAGTCAGCTTTCTGAGCTATACATATAGCACTTTCAAGATCGTCCCCTTCGTATTTTTTGCCGAGTTTTATTTCTGTCCTATAGATTTTTATCTCACCTTCGTTTATGAAATCGGGAAAGTTATATTCGAAATTAATATAATTTGCTCTTCTATCAAAGAGAGATTTTCTTACGTATTTTTCGGTTATTGTTCTTTTCCCGTTATCTTTCATTTCGACAATTAGCTTGAGCCCTTTTCCGGATCCGCCGCTTGGAGTAACCTCCTTATATCCGGGAGACAGGAAGCTCTTCTTCGTCTCAATATTCAGGTCTGTAATGCCTCCCTCTTCGTCTACTTCCTTTATAAGGAGGGTGAATACGCCCTCAAATCCTTCAAATAAGAGCTCTTCTCCCTTTAAATAGCCTTTCCCCTTGTCGACTATCCTAGGAACCCTCTCAGCGTCGTATTCCATGAGGATAATTTCTAAAAAATCTTTTTTATAAATCTTCTTTTCGGTTAGGTTAGATATCATAAGGAAGGATTCCTCATCGTGTCTTCTCGCCATACTGAATTTGAATTGCCTCTCTTCTTCTTTGATTTTTTCTATATCGTAGAACTCGTTATCTATTCTTAATGAGAAATCATCCCTCACGGTTAGGTAGTCTTTTTTTGATTCTGCTATTAGGACATCTGACCCGTTATTGATTGAGCCGAGGAAAGTAATTGGTTTCATATTACTATCTTATCCCTTAGTTAACTTATGTACAATTTTAATTTCAAAGTTATTAACTTTTTTAATTGTTTTGTCTTTATTTTTTACTTGTATATATGGAGACTGCTTTTTAGTTGTTATATCGGCTACTATATTACCACAAGGATTACTTGATATATTACATGGGAGCCATAATACTTCTTTGGATTCTGGATCTGTATATTCTTCCCAAGTAATAACATCTCCTTTTTCTTCAATAGGTTCACTGTTCAGTTTCAGGTGTATGTTTACGGACACTGTGTGAACATACGGTTCTTCTCTAACTACTTCGGGTTTGGCCATATTTTTGTAGGAGATAATGTTGACTGTTTCTCCATTATCCGTTACTCTTATAAAACAAGATGCTTCGGATGCATCTTCGTCTATTAAAGATTGACCATAAATAGCAATAGACGCAGAGTTTAGAGTCAGGTCTTCTTCGGGATCAAAAGTATTCTTCGTCCCTCCAACTCTTGGCTTTCCAGAGAATATGTTTACTGGAACAGCTACTCTGCTAAAGTTTAAATTCTTTTCTCCGTATATAGTTTTAATATTTCCTTCTGAAGCTAATTGTCGAGCGGTGTCATTGACGTCGAAATGTTTTTGATGCAGTAAGGTATCGAAAAAACCCACAACTATGTTGCTCTTTTTCGTGTTCATTTCTTTAGGAAGCGGCGCGGAAATTGTACCTAACACTTTATCTATTGTTAAATCTTTCAAGAGAAAAAAGAATCTATTAACTTCTATTTTTGTTGTTTGGTCATCATAACTAAAAGGTTTTTTTTCTACTTCAAATATTTGTTTTGTGTCATCCCTGTTTGTGTCGCCGTCTTCTGGAACCTTGATTTGTTCATTAGCTAAAACGAATGGTTCGTCGGCGTAATATAAAACCAGCCCCTTTATGTCTCGAAAATAAGTATTGAATATGTCTGTGGCATTTAAATATGTTCTTGATCTTTTAGTGCTTGTTTTAAATGTCACCATTAAGTGCTTGTCGTTTGTTATCTTAGGTTCAAGTAAATAAGGTATCTTTAAATCATACGCTTCTTCTTGAGTGACGTCGTTGTCAGAGATGGTGTCATTGTATTCATCAAGCATGATTAAACTGCTCGGCGGCTCAAGTCTGACTTCGAGGATGTCATACCCATGAGGCTCTCTTCTTGCGTTTGTCGTTCCTGCATCTTTAACGGTCTTGAAGTCTCCTTCGGAAATTCTGTTCGTGCCATTTACCGTATCCCAACCATCATATAATTTATTCCCGGCGCTGGTGAAACCGGTTAAGGGATCGTATGCTTCGACCACAATATCAAAATCTCTCAAAGGAATCATTTCTTCAGTTAAATGCTCCGTTGTAGCGTAGCCATAAGTCGGTATATTACTAATATCCCGAGGATCAAGAACGCTCCCGTTGACGAACTTACCCTTTACAGCATCAAGACTATTTGCTTCCGAAGGAAACTCAAATGTTTTATAAGGAGCTATGTGCCCCTCTGGGAAAAGATAATAAATTGTTTTACTGGGCGTATTGTTAGGGCTTACTTTTCTAATGGTAATTCTTGATTTCGCGGAGAAAGTACCTGAAGTGTTCGAAATATACTTTATAAAAGCCCGATAATTAAAATCTGGAGAATGTTCTCCTCGAAGTATAACCTTGGTTCCTCCTTCAACAACCTTACTGGGGTGAGTTTGGAAACCTGCCTTTACCCCTTCTGCCGTAAGACCGTAAATGCTTATGCTTTCATCGAGAGAAACGAAATCTTTTCGAACGCTTGAAACTGTGAAAGGTTGCTGCGGGAAAGGGTCATCACTGCTAAAATCCAAACCAAGGGTGTTCCCGGGATAATAAACAGGACCGCAGCGATCCCCTTCCAAGGTTCTTTGAGACCAGATACTAAAATAATAAGCGCCGTTTATCTCGGCATTGAAAGCTATTTTATAGGTCTTATATTGCGTCATCTTTTCACCGTTTTCGTCAAGAGTTAGATACCCTCCTGTTCCCTTTCCTGCAAGAGTATACCCATCAATTTCGAATATTTGTCCATGAACAGATACGATAGATTCCGACTTCTGAAATTCAAAATCTGAGGAGATGAATGGGTGCCCGTATTTGACTAAGATTACGTATTGTTCATATGGGATATGATCGCCATTCTCATTCTTTGGCGAATCCCAAAGAAAAATAATCTCTTGTCCTTTTATTGCGCTGTCTGGCATAATGTTATTTTTCTGGATTGTTTGGTCCGAAGTGACTCCATGCATGCCCCGCTCGTACATCTCCTGCATGAGAATTTTGAAATTTCATCTCTGAAAGTTTGAGGTGTAGGTTCACAATTGGCTCCAAAGTGGATTCATCCACCATATATGTCTTTTCCGGTCTAGATTCTAGTACTTCAGCTAATAGAGTTAATCCTCCTAGTTTGTCATGGACTCCAAATCCATCCCTAGGACTAAGTAATAGATGTCCGTCTTCATCCTTCCCGATACCCCAAGGAGCTGTGCCTCCAAGCGGGTGATCAGGAAGACTTAAGCGATCAACTCCAGCAGGTTTCGGATACGGACCATGAGGTGGTTCGAGTGAAAATATTGAGCCGTTTAAGAAAATGCACTGTTTTTCTCCAACGTGAACTTTATCTCCGTTCAATACAAGAAGTTCTCCGGGATATTCAATTTCTGTACTAGCTGTTCGAGCTGTGTAATATAATTTTGGCAACGAAGAAAGCGCAGGTTGATTACTAAACTTCGCCGGTGTTCCTGTATAGCATTTGGGATCTGGTTCGTCATATCCAGTCCAAAGTATATCTTTTAGATTCAATGCGAAAGCGAAATGGTAACTTACTTGATCGTGGCAACCGACGTTATGATCGTTGTTTGGGTGGTCATCATCAGCTGCATGAGTTAAGCTGACGTGAAATACAGAGTATTGTCCTTCTTTTATATAGTCAACCCAGTATTTCCCATCTGATTCTTTGATCCAATCATCGTAATCTTGACCGTTAACCAAAAAAAGTGTTGTAGGAAGTATGGGATTGAATTCAATAGTTCTATGATGCTCAAGAGGAGAGCAATATTCTAATTCTTTTACCTCTGACGAATTAATCGTAATTGATTTAGTATCTGTTGAGTTTCCTTTGATTCCTGCTAAATAACTAAGATTAATGTCTGCATATTCGTCATCGTTTATGCCATCGTCATTTCTATCTGAGCAGTGGCATCCTGCAACGTATGGTGCTTGTCCGTCTACCGCTAGATTGCCTTTTAGGTCAGCAAAAAAAACATCCCTGATGTCAGTGTGATCTATAGGATTACCATCCGCGTCAAAATACTCAGGAGTTCCTTTTATAATTTCGCCTTCATCGGTTCTGTAAAAATTTGGAAATTGATACAAGTCGTGCCGAACAGTAAGTTTATATTGTTCATTTGGAATAGCACTCCAGAAAATTGCATGCTCGACTGGAACGTCAAAGCAGTCTTGACCAGTAACAATACCGTCCTCGTCTCTTATGGGAACGCAAACTGTACCCCCGGGACTATCCCCTTGGCCAGCTTTAATTAAATAATCAACATATCCGGGCCAGTCCATATACTGGCCGTAAGTTTTAGTATATCCTCCGCCGTGCCAGAATATCTGATAAGTTTTACGTAAAGAGTAGACTTTTGTCCAGTTGTCTTCCGCTACAACAAGGTCCTCTCCGTTTTCGTCTTTTTCGTATTCATTCCTGCGCGGAGGCTGGCATTGATTAGCTTCATCCGTTTGCCATGTTGGGACTTCAAAGTCAGTATCTTTAAAGTCAGGTAAACCGTAACAGGCAGGAACTGGCAGTTTTCCGTGTTTGGCCCAGTGAGTTTCTTCTACTTTCTCTTTACCTAAATTCGTAAAACATGCATCTAGATCACAAAAACCATATTGGTCCATCCGGTCAAAATCACCTTTATCATTTTCTTTTAGCCAGTATAAATCTTTACAAATTAGAAAAACGTCTCCATAACCATCTTTTTTCTCTTGCCAAGTATAGCCAACTTCAGGACTAATACAACACAGTTCTCCGTAATAAGTGTCTAAGGCTTTTTCCATTTCACTTTCGTAATTCGGGTTAGGGCTGCCGTCTTCATTTACCTTTTGAGCGGGGTCTTCATTTACGTTTGGAACTCCTGCTGCCATTTTACCAATACTTCTGTTTCCGTCAGTCCTGCTGTCGGAATCGCATGAAGCTAACATTTTTCCTAATATTCCAGCTTCATATGCTTGCTCGTCGGTTATCTCCCTTAGCTTGTATCTAGAGGCCTTATGACCGCCCGGCGATCCCGCGAAGGTGTCAAAATTCATCGAGAGCTTGAATTTTAATCTAATACGTTCTTCATCAGTTAGCGGAGGGGGAGGCGGTGGTAATGTAATTTCGGCATCACAACAGCAGTCATCAAGATTCGTTGTCCAATCTTTACATTTTGGACCGTTCTCTCTCCATTCGGCAATGCAAGGTTGTTTGATGTCTGCGTCAAATCTTTCTGGAAGTCCGTCGTATCCCATAATATTTTATCCTCCTATGCGCGTCCTTGCTATGACTGAATTATGTCTTTCCTCATGTCTCATACATTCAGCTTCCGTAACGTTCTCGAAACATGCAACTTCAAAGTCAGGCTGACCTTCCTCACCGCACCTGACACAACAAGATCCAAGCCGAGTTGGATTTTCTGGGTCTTCGTTACAGTTAGGGTCCGTTTCCCAACCCGCAGCCATAGTATCTTTACAGTCTTTATTAGGATCTTTTTCACTTCCATCACAACAATACTCAGGTGGTTCAGGATCACTTCCGCTAATTCTAACTTCATCGCCCGGAACGGGGTCGCAAGGACCGTCTCCGGGACCGTTAACGACTATAACTTCTTCTTCGTATTTTATTGGTGTGTATTCTAAAGCTGAAATGTCATACTTCTTTTCATTCTCTTGAATGTTTATAACTCTATATAATTCCAAATGTCCCGAAGCAAACTCTTCGTCCATGGTATAGTTCTGAGAAGAATCAATATCCGAATCCGCAGGTTCAATAGCCCAAATTAAATTAGCTCCGTCTGGGTTCTTATATCCGGTAGCATAATCGATTGGTTTTCCTGCCGCCAAGTCTCCCATTATGGATGCCGTATTATAACCTGTTACTACATAGTTCTGAAAATCGAGTCCTGCTTCTGTTTGATTATCAAACCAAATCTGAGTCACTATCCCACTGCCGTTAATTGAGTATTCGGAACTGTAATTTCCGGTGTGAGGAACAGCTTGATAACCGCTAAAGAGAATTGTTTGTATTTGATTTCTTCTTATTTCAGGAATATCTGCGGACGTTAAGGCTTCTCCGGTATTGGATGCGGTTACCGTTATACTTTCGGTTGTTTTCTCGTCAGTCGACGTTGTATAGCGGTGAGTCTTGTATAGGTTAAAGCCGAAGCCTGCTGTAGTGCCTCCTTCTCTACCTTCTGCGCTTGTGGGAGTGATGGGGGCAGTGAGTTCCAGCTTTAAGGTGGTTACATCTGCCGGTTTAACGAACTCTTTCTTTTCCACGCGCCAAAGTCCATTTCTTACGACTCTTATTCTAGGAGTGCATCCTTTGGAAGCCCAACAACTGGCAGGAACACGAGATTCAGTATTACCTAATTCCCTTATCTCTTCGGTCGCGCCGTTTATCTCGTACCAGTCCAAACACGCCTTAAGATCACCATATCGGTTACCGCCATCCGATAATATGGTTGCACCATGCTTCGCAGGTGGACTATAAGCTGTCCACGCAATAGGTTCTTCTTTATTTTGATCGTTTGTTATTTCGTGCGTCTCATTTTTGTCAAATTGAATATATTTAGTATCATGTATTTCTACATCTACGTTATCTTTGGTATAATAGAGTCTAAACCTTACTGGTTTCCTGTCTGCAGGTTTGATATACATGTCAAACTTAGCTTTAGCGCCATCCACGGTATAATTTCTTACAGTTCGAAAAGAATTGTTTGAGTTCCAAGGAGGATTGGGGGGATCAGCGGGACCGGCGCTCCTAAGTTCCCAGCCAGAATATGCTGTCGTAAATAGATATTCGTCTCCAAAAAGATTCTGAGCTTCAGGCAGCGGTATTTCTTGCTCACTTTGAGATGCGGTTATTGTAGTAGTTCCGCTCTCTACACAGTCTGACGGAGTTATTTGAGTAGGTTCAAAGTAACTTGCAGGAGTTAAAAGGTTCAGTCTGTACTGTTTGTCCGGAGTGAAATGAAGAGGCTTGTCGATGATGATAGAGTTGCCTGTAACGCGGTAGTCTCCGCTAACATCAACCCTAGGAAAATAGGAAGAATTAACACCAGAAGGTATTATTCCGGATGCAGTCTCCTCAACTTTCAAGGTTCTTCCCGCTAAATTTCTATCATTCCTAAATTCATCATAAATACTAATAACATCTCCGGGTCGAATATACATTCCTTCTTGACCTGCAGTAAAAGAGACAGATTCTGTTTCAAGTATTTCGCTTCTTAATATCCAATTCCCGAATCTTTTTGCTTGCGCCTCACTGGTACAGCCGATAGATGCGGTTTCAATTTCTCTTATTCCGTATCTTTGTATTCCTATTTGGTCTTCAGAATAAGATATGGCTGGTTTATGCATGTTGTTTTTGTCTGCATATCTTACTATGGCCACGGTGTGTCTTGCCTTCTTCGCCGAAGAGCTATAGTTAAACATTCCCTCCGCAACATTGGACGTATTAAAGTGGTAAATAGGATCTCTGGGCCTGTCCTGAGAAACGTATACGTTACCGAAAGCGTAATATACTATAGCCCTAAAGGCCGAAGCCATGTCGTTTATTACTTTGTAGGCTTCCTCTCTGGAAGTGATGACATGGTTTAACGTAAACCTAGGTTCGACTCCCCCCTTACCATCAGAAACGAGAATGTCACAGTACTGAGCTATTTCGTATAATGTCCATTTATCAACAAATTGTTTGTCGATATATTCTCCCAGTCCATACCTGTTGTTTGTTATTAGGTCGTAGAAACACCAAGCGGGATTATTACTCCATTCTTTGTGAGCTTTAAAGCAACCATCCCAAACCTTAAGGGTGCCATCCTCTTCCTTTAAATATGTCCTCTTTATCGGATCATAATTGTTTGGAACTTTGATTTTGAGAAGTTCCGTATCGTAGGCTCTAGAGGGAATTCTAGAAAAGAATTCGGCGCTAAATTTAGAATAGGCCATTGCACAGTAGGGATACCTTACTTTAGAATCATACATTTCTACTATGGAATCAACATAGCTTTCGTTTTGTAAATAAGTATGAACTGAATCGGGCGTAAGCCTTATTATTCTCACTTCCCAACCGTTAAAGTATTTGTACTTAGTGTCTGAACTTACATTGACCCCGACCTTGTGAGGGTTGTTTTCGTTTTTTGTAAAATCTATATCAACGCTTCTTATGTATGGCTGCTCTAGTCTACCAAATATTACATCATCAATATCAGGCACCTCGTTCCATGGAGGATTCATCAAGCCCTGAAGTGTTTTCCTTGTAGTAACGTCTCCTTCTGTAGCTCTAAAATGCCTAGTGTCGTATACGGGGCGAGTATATATTTGATAATGGATTTTTCTCGCTCGCATATCTCCCGCTCCGAAAGGATCTTGTTTTCCCCTCTTAGCTGTCTTTTCGGGTTGAGCGAAGAACCCTCGTTTCTCTTCGTTACCTTTCCACGAGTCACTATCGCCACCTATATCGTCTCCCCAATCGTCTTGGATCTGCTCCATTAGTCTGGGAATTTTAATATTTACTCTAATTGCAACACATTCTTTATTGTTTATGATGTATGTTTTAGAGTTTCTATCTATTTTACCTGACAAAATAGGAGCTTGTGCAGTTTTACTTCCTAGATAATACCCCGGTTCAGTGCTTTCTATTTCTATTTCCCCATCCGAATTCTTTATTTTTTTACTTTCCAAATGCAACGAAGGCCCAAATAATCTTTCCCCTATACTTCTAAAGACGCTTAATTCGAGAGGCGTCCCCCCTTTTAGGTTTTTATCGAATGCAAGATTAGAATTGAGAGCGGGTACTTGTCCTTGAGGCTTGCCATCTGTCCACTCGATATTAATTTCTTGAAAGTTATAAAATCCTTGCTTGTCTACCACTGGGGTTTCGTTCCAGTAAATAGAACGAAGGAAACCGAGTTCTTCAGTGCAAGCTCCTACTTTGTTTACGGCTTTATAGGGGGTAAAATTATAGCCTAAGTATCCGAGATCCCCTATGTTTCCTTGGAACGAGTATTCCCCGGAGACTATTCCTTGTATTCCGCCCTCGCACAAAAGATCAACTACGTCAATATGAGACAGAGAAGTGTAAAGGCCGGTGTCGAGCTCGCCGCCTACATATCTCGCTACGCCTAATTCATCGAATACGGCTTGTCTCGGTTCTGCTTGATCTTTTTTGCCCATTATGGTTTTTGTGGATCTCCTTCTTTATTCTCTTCGAGCAGCCAATTATTTATGTTTTCCTTAACTGTATTAAAGCAATCTTTATCTAGATAACTCAACACTGAACCATTTGCGTCTCTTTTTATCTTGCCGTTTTCATCTGTTTCAGGGCTGCACTTTTCGAAATATATTTCTAAGGCCTGCTTTCGATGGTTTGAAAGCTCATCATACGTTATTTGCGCTTTTGTTTTTCCGTCATCAGTGTAATCTGGCCATTCTCCTTCAAAATCGATTGACTCCTCTGGAACAGCAAATTCAGTTGTAATATAATCATCCCCGTCTCTTCTTAAAAAAGTTTGAGGTTTTGATACTCTGGTAACATCGTCTGCGCATTCATCCGAAGTTTTAGCTGTCCATGCGGAAATGCGATCACGCATTAAATTTTCGGACGCTGCTCTTGTTGTAGTGAAAACATCGTTCTTATCCTTGGTAATGAAACCGCCTTCACCGCTATCTCTATAATCTAAACCATAGTTTTCCAGACCCCAATGTTTTCCCTTTCCTACGTTTCTAACAAGATCACTAGTGTTCATTATGTTGTTGTTTTTAACGTCGAACGTTTCGATACTGGATTGAATAACCTGACTTCCTACTAATAATCTTCCGTATCCTATGAATACTGGACCTCCCTCTCTTACGGTATTTTCTGGACCGGAAAATATATACGAAGCCCTTCCTCCGCCCTCTATTTCCCTAAAGTCCCCAAACTCCGGCATTGGAGTAAGTAGATTGGCGATACCAGCTGCCATCAAGCCCAAGCCTCCGGCGATAAGCATCATTCCCATTTGGGTTGTAGCGCCAAAAGTGAAAACCCCTAGGACTATTAGGATTATTCCCGCTATTATCGCGAATATATCTTTCGCATCTGCACCCTCAACAACAGGTACTATGTCGATGCTTTTCAAATCTTGATATTCTCTAACTAACTCAGAGGAATTTATTCCCTCTTGAGTATTTATATCTTTTTCTTCGTCAAACAAAAAATCCTTTTCATTTATCAACACTCTATATTTTATATTTTTTTTGTCGTTTTTAATAAGGTTTTTGTAAAGCTTCTTGCTTTGTGATTCGAGTGCGCGCACAGCTTCGCCAACGGAGGACACGGCAAGATTCCAAACTTCTTTGCCGACCTGCTTCGCCAATACTCCGTGTAATTTAATTTCTACTAATTGATCATTCATTTTACATACCTGTATACATCCATGAGTTTAGAGGAATAAAAAGCTCCGAAATCCTCAGTTGTGGGGTATCTGTTAGCTGGGTGATGGTATATTTGCCCGTTACCCAAGTAGACAGCCCAGTGGTCATAAGTTCTTACAAATTTAGATTTAAAGATAGAGAAACATAATATGTCATTTTTTAGAAATTCATTTCTACTATTAGGATAAACTTTTTTAAATTTATTATTCACTTGTAAGACTTCTTCTATTAAAGTAGGGTGTTTTTCATTCCAGAGAGCGTCTCTTGCCTGAAATTTCTCCGGAATAAGAGTATCGATATTTAAATTTTCCTTTAGGTAATCCTTAACTAATACAATACAATCAGAAACACCCCACTTAAATTCTTTACTAAGGTTGCTCACTCCGTTTCTTTTGTGATCAAACAAATGAAAAGAGTCGAATTGAGTATTGTATAACACATAATTAAGCTCGTGCTTTTTGCTGTTTTCCTTATCGGCCTGACTGAAGTCCTGATTTTCGCTAGTATGAGAATGATAGGTAGCTTCTATCTTCCCGTATCGAGTCGCTCTTACATAATCTCTAGGGTCAATGGTAAAAAAACCTTCTTTACTTTCGGCTAAGTTTCTACATTTATATACTTTAAGATCGAACTTGCTTCTGTTGGAAGTTAAAAGCCCGCAACATTCGTTTGGAGCTTCTTCCAAAGCATGCGCTTTTATTTCCTCTCTGGTTTCTTTTGGGAGCCTTTTCATCTTAACGTTTGGTCGAGTCTGGTGGCATTCGGAAAACCCCCGTACTGTAATTCTCCCTTCTTAAAATCCTTAGTCCCGTCTGTATTAACGCTTCCTTCAGCTCCCCATCTTTTTCTGCAACCTTGTAGGGTTTTTGAGCACATATCAGCTACCCAATAGGCAGAGTTAGGGGGCGCGTATTTCAAATGATGACTTGCCTTGTCGATCGTGCCGGGGATTTTTTCTCTAGCCACAAAATAATATTTAATATTGTTTTTTACTACGAAAACGTAATCTCCTTTTAAATAACTTTTTCCAGAACTCCATTCACCCTCATTCTTAAGGACGCTAACTCCCACTTTGCTTTTTATGCTTTCATCTGATAAAGTCGCTACCGGAGGAGCGTCGTCAGGTAGAGAAAGTTCGCTATCTCTTATTTCGCATTTAGCTAAAAGCTTGCTTGTCGTGCCGGGACCGGGAGCATTCGGGTCCTTTATGCCGTTCGCAAGGAATTTAGAATCAAATGTTGCGCTCTCTTTTTGTTCGTAGAAACATCCACATCCTCTATAGGTAAAACCGCATTTGTTAGATAAAACAACCCTTCTTGGAAGTTTTATACCTTCAACATCTATCAATGCGCTTAGTTCATACTCTAAGTTTATCTTATTTTCGTTTGATTTTCTTTCTATATAGAAAATGTCTCTTGGGAATTCAGCGTAAGGGTCAGGCTCGTATTGATCTGGAAAGTTAGATTCGTAAATACCTTGTTTTCCGTCTATTTGACTAATGCTAGAAAAATTAGCTTCATCTAAATATTTGGCAAAAGTTCTAATCCTTGTTACCTTAGCGCCAACAACATCTCCATATTTATGTATAGCTCTCCTTAAAATAGACAAAGCTTCTACTCCTTTTTCTTTCTGAGCTGTCATTCTTAATACAGGAGTGGGTAGCGTTCCTCTGGAACTTATATCGAACCCTTCTGCTTGAATTGGAGCGGGAAAATAAGTTTTTCCTTGCCAGACTATAAATGAATTGAATACTTTTATGTTGTTATGAAATCTTAGAATATTTGGGTCAGCTGATTTTTCGACTTTTAAGTCTTCTGACGAAAAATTTATTCCCACTTGAGCTCCGTCTGCTACTAAGCTAGACTGAATGCCTTTAGTAGCTGTGGTCATATCTATTTCAAATAGCTCCATTAAAGTAGACGGAGTGAGGTTCGTAGCCTCATACATAAGGGATTTAATGGACTTACGAGCTTGTTCTTTACTGAAAGTATGATAGTCGTCAGGCATTATGTATTAACTTGAACAAATTCCGTGGATATTGTATAGTTATTATAGAACTTAAATTCGCTTCTCCAGCCTTTACATACAAAAAGTTTCTTATACCCTCCGATTTTAAGGTCATTGTGAGGTTCGGGCAGATCTTCGAAGACGAACGACTCAACGCTTTTTCTGCTTTTTAAAAAATGATTTATAGCTTTGGCTTCTTTAATATCTCTTAGCTCAAAAGCTAAGGATATCGTAATTAGATCGTTAAATATACCGTCTTGGAATCTTTGTTCGTATCCGTTTCCAAAAACGATATTATTTGTCCTTGGTTCGTGGGCTATTCCTATATTATAAGAAGGTTTCCAAATGAATTTAGGTTTAATTTTTTCTCCAATTCTCGTGGTCCCACCCCATGCAACCGAATCTGGAGAAGGTTCTAGAGTGTTGTTATTGGATGTACTGTAGTAATAATCGGCTTTTTTGGGTATTTGAGAAGAGGCAAAACGCTCGAAAACGACAACTATATCATCTTTTGAGTATTTAGAAGTGTTATTTTCCTCATTTGGATCACTCCATTCCGAAATATTGTATATGCTATTTTCGTCAGCCATTTTTCCTTATACCTTTTCAAAATATTACACTAAAAAGTGTAAATATATGTAATGCTGTCAAGAATAAGGAGAGAAGGGCAAAGGTTAACGGTTAATGGGACTGGAGTAAACGCTATACAAAGTTTATCTTTTGGGTATCAATCTACCGCGCAACCAATCACCCCTCTTGGTCTGTCTCAAGTCGTTTATGCTCCAAGTGCTCCACAAACAGCCACAATTAACACTAATTCGTTACTGGTATATGATGATTTTTTCATAAATTTCACTGGGGAAATGCCTTTTAGTGGGCAGGTCGACTATAAAGACCAGAACGTAAAGTTCACCGAAGCTTACCTTTCTTCGTATTCTTCCTCCTGCTCGATAGGGGAAATACCGTCCATAGGTATGCAAGCGGACATTTTCGGGGAACTGGGAACCGGAAGTTTCTTTGATTTCGGAGCTACAACTCCTCATGATGAGGAATTAAAGATAGCTGGATATAACTCGATTGATATTAGTTTGGATGAGTTCTCTTCGAACAGGGTAAATAGTTACTCTTTGGATATTGGGGTTCCTAGGTCTCCCGTATACGCTTTTAACGACAGAACTCCCTCGGAGGTTGTATCCAATTCTCCGCTGTCCGTGTCTTTAAATTTTAATATTGAACCTGATGATTATAAAATAAAGAATATGAGATTCGTGCCAGAAGAAACCGTTTTTAGGAACGTCAGGGTAAGGGTTAATAAGAATAATTCGACAGAAAAAATTCAAGATTATCTTTTTAATAATCTTCTTTTAGTTTCAGAACAATACAGCGCAGACAATAATGGCAATGTAGGAATAGAAATGAGCCTACAAGGAACAATTTTGAGATAGGTGTAATTTGTGATATGGCTTCGATTCGTTACGACAAAATTCCCTTAATTCTGGAATACGATGGTAGGACAGAAAAGGTCTTGGCGTATGACTGCTCGTTAAATGAACAGGCTGATCTTCAGCCCATTTACTCTTTAGGGAAACAGGGGATAGCTGAGCAGACTCCTGCGGGAGCCAGAAAAGCTAGTGTTTCTTTTTCTTACACTCCGGTATTAACGGGATATGCGACAGTAGGGAATGAATTCAACATAATAAACGAAGCCGCAAGCAAACAAAAAATACTGAAAGGAACTCAAGCAACGGAAGTTGCTATAAGGTTTGGAGGAATTAGTGGAGAAGGGTTGTTGGAGTCTTATTCTGTTTCTCTCGAGCCTTACGCTCCGGTTACCTGCAATGTTAATTTTCTATTACTTGGTTCAGGGGAGAATGTTCCCGTAAGCGGAGAATTAATATCGCAAGATCAAGCACATAAGCAGGCGGATTTAGCGTCAGACGTTGGCCATACGGCTTACTCTGATTTTATGGCGGGAGAATCTCCGGCCACTATAACTAGCGATAACCAAACGGGCGTTTTGACTTCCGTAAACTATTCTATAAATTTTAATTACGAACCAGTTTACAAGCTTGGGCAGGAATTCCCGTCCACTTTTCTCTACCATTCAGCAAATGAACGAGCCGAGATAAGCGAAAATACTTTCGAAACAGGAATAGCGTTTACAGGTAAAGCAGGAAATTTTGATTTGGAAATAAAAAGCTTGGATAATAAAACAGCGATGAGGATAAGAATGACAAAACCGGTAGTAAAAGACTCCAAATTAAGCGTCTCCGCCGGAAACATAGCGAACACCTCTAAAACACTTAACAGTTTTTACTAATGATTTTCGCCGCTAAAAATACAAAATTAAAACTTAATGAAGTTGAGATTTTAGCTTCTCAATGTACGCTTGACGTTGCTACTTCTATTAATCCTAGGTACGATGCTGGAGATAGGCATACGAGGACGTATTTTGCAGATAACGGATTGGGTTCAAGCCTTACTTTTACTCATTACCTTACGGGAGATTTAGATAAGATAAAAACTTTCATTTCGGAGCAAGGGGAGTTGATCGGCCCTGATAATCGCAGCAATGAGGGCCAGATTATATCAGGTAGTTTCGGAGGCTTGACTTTCACAAGTGGATATCTTTCGAGTTACACAATAAGGTTCGAGCCAAATAAACCTGTTACAGCTAATTCAACGGTAGTTTTTTATGATGATCTAGATGGCGAGTTCACCCAAAACATAGAAGATATTAAAGAGGAATCTATTCTCAACTGTAAAAACATCACTTTCGAAAATACATCAACAGAAGAAATAGGAGAGATTAATGATTTTATTTCAGCTTCTTATAATTATACCTCTGATGTAAGGCCGGTATACTCTGCAGGAAATACTGTTCCTGACAGGATATCTTTCGGAAGAAAGAGTGTCGCGATGGGAATTCAGGTAGATAATCCCACGGGGTATCTGCATTACAACGGAATTACAGCTAACTTCAAGATAAACCTATTTGATCACGGGGGAGCCGAGAGCGTAGAAAGCTTTTCATGCTTCGGGACATTACAATCTAGAGCGATACAAGCTAGAGTAGGAGATAAGGTAAATCATCAATTGGCCGTAGTTTCGCATAAACACACCTTTCTGGCAAAGGTTCTTGGCATTACTCCAACCGCGAGACCCGATATACCCTAAATTAAAATGCCAATATTTTATCCAAATTCAGGTTTTTATATCAGCGGGGAAGATTTAGACTCTGTAAGTAAAGTTAGATGGGGAGATGTTGACATAGGAAGGGAGAAGATGCTGCTCGATGGAACTTCGGGGGTAAGTGGGGTGATGCCTCCGAACGCTAAAACGGATATCGTTTATTTTGTAGAGTCTGATGGTTCGGTTGCTTCATTGGGGGAGCAACAGGTAAGATTAAAAGAGGTGGATCAATTAACCGTAGGTTCTTTGAATGTAACCTCTGGAAATGCGAACGATATAGTAACTGTAACTGGGAAAAACTTTTATAGGGTAACTAATGTGAAGTTCGGAAATACCGAAGCTAATTTCTTCTTAAATTCTCCCAGTGAAATAGAAGCGATTGTTCCTTTCAATGCTGAGTATGGTAGCATAACGGTTTATTCTTCTGTGAGGTCAGGAGAAGATGACGCTTCTGGAGAGAAGACATTCTATAATAGCGGAATATCTCCAAACAGTTTTATTACGCTGCCAGAAATAACTTCCATAAATCCAAATCAACAAATTTTTGGCGACGACATAACCATTTCAGGGTATAGTCTAAGTTCTGTTACGGGAGTTAAGTTTCCTAATTCCAACATTATTAACCCCGCTTCTCAAGTCTCGAACAATTCCTTGGTTGTAGAGGTTCCTACCGGAAAAACAAGAGGTGCGTTGACGTTGCTATTAGAGGGAGACCTATCCAAGACTCCGTCTAGCGTGAGTAACGAGTTTAATCATTTAGCTCTTATAGACGACATTCCGTCGGTGGTAATTGGGGGTGAGCAAATACTCTTGCAGGGGAGAAATTTTCATACGGAGCTTCTTTTTGGTCAGGAAGACGGTTTTATAAAGGTGGATTTTAGCGGGGTAGCCGCTTCTGGCTTCAAAGTATTAAGTCCAACACTTATTGAAGGCAAGGTTCCTTCGAATTTAGAAACAGGCGAAACCTTAGTATCCCTTATAGACGAGATAGGAGGGATATATCCTTCTGGCAAAACAATAACAATAAGCGGTAGTCTGCCTGTTATAAACAAAATAAGGCCAGACCACGGAATCACGGGAACTATTGTTAATATAGAAGGGAGAAATTTAATTGGAATAAAAAGCGTTACTTTAACTAGCGAAAAGGATTCAGGCAACTTTGTAAAAATAACAGGATCAGGCATTACGCATTCTTCATTGGGAGACTTTGCACAGGTTGTTATACCTACAGGATTGCAATCTGGCTATAGTTCCGGAGAGGGTCGTTTCGCTTTAAGCGCAGAGGTTAGTGGTTTATTTGGAGTTTCAAATGAACTAAGTAGCGGGTATTGGGTTGTGGGAAGACCCATAATCGAACAAGTTTCCGGGGGAATTGTAGATGCTCGTCAGCCAAGAGAATCTGGGGCTCTGTCAGGAATCAATTTATTTCGAGAATCTAAAATAGAGTTGTTTGATTCTGTCGATGAAAGCAGTGCAGGGTTCGTTACAGTTAGGAATACTTTTATAAGCGCAAGCGGAGACTACGAAAAAGTTTCGTTTCTTTTTCCAGAGTCTTTCTCTTCGACTGGAGTAAAGTTAAAAGTATCAAACTTGGGAGGAATAAGTAATTTCTCCGACTCTATTCCCGTCTTTAAAGAGCCGGAGATTTCAGGTTTCGCTCCTGCTTCTGGAGTAGCGGGTACATCTGTTCTGGTAAGTGGATACTTTAGTGGATTGAAGGAAGATACGGTAAAGGTGGGCGCAGTAGGCGTAAACAATTTGATTTTCAATGAGAATACTGGTTTGTCATTCGATTTCCCTCCTAATGCCACATCTGATTTTATTAACATAGAAACAAGTGGAGGGACAGCGCAGTCTAAAACTAGATTTTCGTTACAGCCCGATATTCCTATAATAACAGGCTTTGATCCTGACGCGAATTCGCCTTTGGATTATTCTGTTTTCTCCAAGAATCAAAAAATAGATATACTAGGAAGCAATCTTGGTTTGGTTAGTCAGGTGCTCTTCTATGACAAAAACGGGTTTGACACTCTGTTGACCTCTGTAGATTTTTCGTTTCAATCTTCTAATAAAATTTCTGTGTTTCTAAAAGACACGGCAGCCAGCGAAGATGTTAACAATTTATATTTAAGTGGTAACGGTGGAAAGATAAGGTTGCAGGATAGGTTTTCTAGGCGTGTCACGGGTAGTCAACAGTTCAGGATAGCTGAGTTCTCTGGGACTTCTAGCAGCTACGCTGCTTTCGGCGAGGAATTATCTTTTAGTGGAAAGTTTTTCTCAGGACTAAATGCAACATTTAAAGACGAAAGCGGGATTAACGTACCCGGAGAGTATCAATCAACCACAACGATTTCGAATACTGGGTATACTTTCATCACAAAGGTACCGAGGGATATTGTTGGTTCGGAGATTTTAATTTCAGGAAACAATAACAAATCTATACATACGACCACTGGTCAGTTTTTTCCTTTGCCTACTATCACTGGAGTTAGTGGAGTTAGCGATTTTTCTTTCGGGATTGGGGATAATTTTCAAGTCACGGGCGTAAATTCTTTCGGTGGTTTTCAGTCGGGTGATGCAGTTGTTGGAATAACGGGAGACGGCAAGCACTCTTTCTTTGGTATTAATTCTTTTTCCAGAGCGATTGATTCTAGTGGGGAAAAAGTGTCAGTTTTTGATTTAAACGTGGGAGATAACTTCACTGGAAGCGGGCAGCTATTCATTATGAGCCCTTGGGAGGATTACAACTCAACGAACTTTAGTTTTCTTTCGTCCAAAACCAATGAAAATATCAATAAAATTTTAACCGATGATTTTTATACTGTTGTTTACCCTCAACCTATTATTACGGGTATAGCAACAGGAAATAAATTCAATGAAAGAATATCTGGTTTTATAAGTGGAAATAATCTTTCTCCTGTCACCGGCGTATTCTTTTCTGGTTCAGGAAGCGGGGTATTGCATCAGGCATCAAGTTTTAAAGCTACGTCTAATACTTTATTGCAGTTTGCTCCGCCTTTCGGGGCTTACGGAGCGATAGGAGACGGATCTACCGGTTCCGCTCTAACGGGTTCGGGGTATTTGATTGTTAAATCTCCGCAAGGAGATGTAACAAGTGAAGATTCTTTTGGGCAAATAGAACTTATTCAGCCAGTTTCTTTTGACAGCTTTAGCCCTCTGGAGGGTATAACCGGCTCAGATGTTTATTTAATTGATAATCTTACCGCAGGTCTTGGGGGGTCATTGCTGCATACTTCTAAGGTTACTTTCGAAACTGTGGATCATGCTGGAGAGGCCGATTTTGTTATTGACTCACGAGCAAGAGTTACCGCTACCGTTCCTCAGTTTTCGATAGCAGAAGGCCAAGACGCTTTAATAACTATTCATGGGGTTCTTACTGATAAAGTAACGTCGGCAAACGTTCTGTCTTATTATCATCCCGATAACGATAGGTTTGCGGTAGTTCATGATTCTCCGACAGTTCAGTTTAATGTTTTAAGCGGTAGGGTTGCTCCAGAGGTGGGGTCAAGTAGGTCGGCAATATTTACAATAGTAGAGAGCATAGACGGAATTGATTATTACGTGACGAAGATGATTAATCCGGATGGCAAAGAGGTAATCATTAATACTGAAACAACATAAAAATAACCACCGACTTTCGCCGGTGGTTAAAATGAGCTTTTGTTTCTACTACTCTCTCAGCTAGGAAGCCTGAAACCTACTGCATAATTAGAGATAGTGTTAGTTTTGTAACCACTTAATTCTAAGACGAAGTCATTTCGGACTTCTCTTTCCTTTTCGAATTAAGTATTTTATGTTATGCGGGGTTTGTACTTACTCTTTCTCGGGTTAGGACCCCTACCTACCGTTTATTTGAGAGGAGTGAAAAATGTTTTCGCTTTCTTTTATTTTAGCCCATTGTTTGCTTTTATCAAACGTCCAGAAATCGATATCCGCTAAGTACTTTGCGTATACGACATGGTTCTTAGCTCCGGTTCGGTCGGCATTTTCGGCTTTATTACAATGTTCACAGGTAAAGGTGTTGGTTTTCTTATCTCTTGAACTGTTTGCCTTACTCAAGTCCAACCAGCCGCAATGTATGCATCTCCGAGAAGTATAATAACTCGGAGCGAGAATATAGGGAACCTTTCTTTCGATACATTTATCAACAAACAGTTGCTTCAGTTTGTCTTGACCGAAAGTACCGAGCTCCTCTCCCATAGCGACAGTGTCAATCGCCAAACCGTAAGATTTTGATACTGCGTAATCTAGAATTGAATCTATAATTCCTCTTTCTTTACCGGGAAACCGAGAAGTTTCTATAAGATTCATATGTTTTTCGTGGAGTTTTTGAATCTCCAGCCTTACGGGTGTCCGTTGCTTGGATCGAACTTCTCTTTCTGAAATCTTTTTGTGAACCTTAACGATCTTGTTTAAAGATTCAATATGTTTTTCGAGAGCCGAGATAACTGGGTATGATTTTTTGGATATTTTTTCCTGCCCGAAGACATCTTCAGAAAAGTATATCCAATTTTCATTAGACTTATTAAAATCCAACCCGATAAAACCTTTTGGATAATAATCAAATTCAACCGGAACATCGACGCTTGCCACTATTCTGTCAGGTTTGCCTTCCTTACCGAATACAATTGTCCCCCCAAACTTTTTTTCGACATTCACGTGTTCGATGTATTTTAAGGCGTTGTTTTGAATCCCTTTACACTTGGAGGATTTTCTGTACCTGACAATGGATTTGGTTCCATCTAGGTTTTTTACTTTCAGCTTTCCATTAATTTTATTTTTATAAAACTCGAAGAAACCATCTCCCATTACTAGATTATCACTTCTTACGGCGATAAAATTGGGAAGTTTACCCTTGTTTCTTTTCTTGTAGCCTTTGTATTTTCTCAACTGTCCGGCAGTAAACATTCTTAACTGTGTCGTAACCTTAGATTTTTCATAAGGAGAAAAAATATCAGACATGAATTCTTTCATGAAATTAGACGTAGTTAACTTCTCTCCATCAGGGAGAGCTTCTCTGTGGATGTAGACATCGTTAAATGATCCATTGATATTAATTAAAATATTGTCTCTTATTAGAGACGATATTCTTTCGTTGATCTGGATCATCAGGGGGTGGGTCTGCTTCCTGAGATTAGAAAGCCCGTTCTTGTCGGCGATAATTAGTTTTATCGCCTTTTTTACATTAATTGTCATAATAATAGTGACTCTAAAACCCTTTCTCTATGCGAGAACCGTTCTCAATTGAAACGATTTCAAAGTTTCACTGGGGTTATTATGACCGAAGAAAAGATTTTGTCTAATTTTTTTTAAATTCTGCTTTCTTTGTTCCTCTCCAATCGGGAAATTCAGTTCTTCCAAAGCCGGGACCATAAGCTGTGAGAAGGTGAACGGTGGAACCATGTTTGACAAATACTTGCCCCCAATCTTCAAATTTTAATCCGGGAATATCCATTTCGCTAACATTCATATACACGCCGTTAGAGATTAAAATGTGATCGTTGTCTCCGGCGTCCATACATCTTTGCGCCATATTGATGCCGTGACCACTGACGTTGGGGTTATTGTTTATGTCTCTTACGGGTACAACTGGACCCGTATAAAGACCATTCCTTAAGCCTATGTCTTTGCTTTTATAGCATTTCTTACCTACGTCAACAGCACATTTGAAGGCGGCGTGAACGCTGTTAAAAAATACGAGAGCCATTCCGTCTCCAGTCGGAAGAATAATCAGCTTCCCTTGTCTTTGGGCTTGTTGGTAGCCTTGTGTTCCCTTGACGATGGCTATAAGGTCGTCCATCACTTTCTTCTGCATGGGCGTACTCTTCTTTGAGTATCCCACAATATCCATGAAGTATGTATAAGATTCACAAGGACTATCATATGTAATAGAGTCACCCTTGCAGGTAAATGGGTCTTCTCCCCACTTCCATTTAATGACTCTTGATCTTTTTAGGCGCTCTTCTTCTTTTTTAGCTTCATCAGCGGCTTCTTGTATACGAGAGTTTCTTTCTTCATGTTCTTTCTTTGATGCTTTTTCCCTTGCCTGCCTGTCGGATTTGGATTCCGTCATTTTGCCCCAGAGACTGGTGGGAGCCTTTTTAGAGTCTTGGAATTCCATGGACTTGTGTTCTTTAGGTTGATTGCTCCCTACTTGCACGGTAGACGTGATACTTGGTTGTTTTTTGTAGTTTCTGTTAAGATTCTTTTTACATCCTTTTAGTTTTAGATAATCAAGAAATTCTTCGTTTCCATTATCCGAAGCGATCTCGTAGGGGTTCAACTGGCCATCATGACATGACCCGTTGGGATTAGCCTTGTGTTCGAATAATATTTCGCAGATCTCTTTATTTCCTAATTCGACTGCGTAGTGGAGGGGCATCCACCCCCTATTATCTCTCCCATTTATTTTTACGCTCTCATCTTCCGCAAGGGATTCTATTTCGTCCACGTCTTCCATTTGGACAGCTTGATGAAGGGTCATTTCGTTTCCGTAAAACTTACCTCCTTTTTTCTTAAAATTTGCTAATATCTTGATTCGGTTCGGTCCTTCGGCTACGTCCATAGGGTAGACTGCGGAGACTTTTTGGTCTCCGTTTTCCTCCAGAGCAAGGTTCCAGTCGTTTTGTTTTTTATTTTTTGGGGGTTGGCTTTTAATATTGGGCGAAATACCGCCTTCCAGTATAACTTGTACAGCTTTGGCCTTGCTTCGGTTAGAAGCGTAATGAAGAGGACTCCAGCCAAGGTCTTCGTCCAAGGATAAAAACGCTCTTTTGTTTTTAAGAGCGGCCTTGATCCCTTTTATATTACCGTTTCGCGCGAGTATGTGTAGATCCCCCATACTCTATTGGTTACACTTAAGAATCTTCGCAATAAGCTATGTTTTCTTCTATTTCTTCATAACACCCACAACTGCTTTCACAGCAGTCATCAAGTTTTTCGTTTTGTTTTTGGCATTCTCCGTGGCAATTATCGTCCACGCAGTCGGGGTTAGGGCAGTGCATGCGAGAGGTCGTCATCTCGTTATTGTTTACACATTTTTTTAATCGAATATTTGATAGGAATCTCCCTGTATCTCAACGGTTTTCCCTATTTTCCACAGGGCTCTCCTAAGAACTTCTACGAAAGCTTCATCTGAAAGATCATTAGGGCACAAATGTCGGGGCGCTTCCTCCATTTTTTGTCGCCATTTCAAAGCTGTTTTCTTTATATTTTTCATCTTACTGTAGTTAGTCTGCTCATATGACAATCGAAGCACGATTGTTTTATTCGTGGGTAAGAATCCATCAGCTCTTTTTTTGTATAAGAAGGGTGGTCTTCATACACATCTTCATCCCAATTATCAGCGTAATAAAAAATATATAATTGTCTTTGAAAATTAAGACATTCAACTCGCTGTGCGGATCTTTTAGCTTCTACTACAGACGTCAAAAGCATAGCTGTCAGTATCCCCATGATAGCAATTGTTACCAAAAGTTCGATAAGTGTAAATCCCTTTTTCATTAATGTGGCACGCTAGCATGACAATCATAACACTTACTTTGTATAACACTGTAGTCAGGCATTAACTCGCGTTTGACGTTGAACATCGCGATGTCTCTGTAAGAGGGATCATAATAGTCTTGTTCGTCGTGCGCTGCGAAATAATAAATAGTCAACTGTCTGCGATAGTTGTGGCATTGAGCAATTGTTGCCGCTTCCTTAGCTTTGACTATAGAAGATAATAACAGACCTGTTAGAATTCCTATAATAACAAGTACAACTAACAGCTCAATAAGAGTAAACGCTTTCTTACCATTGATCATTCCAGTACCATCCCCATGAATCTCTTCTGCCATTCCGAATATAACCATCACGTGCACCTTCTGGTCCGGTATTCCATGCGCGCATTTGCCTCTTTAAATTAAAAATCCATGGAAACCATGTGTATTTTTCTTTTCTAAAATCTTCTATTTTAGTGGTAGATCTATCTTTTAGCCATTTCACATCTACGCTACCATACGCTCTCCTTATTCCATATTTAAAATTAGAGCCATCAATATGAAATCTAACTTGAGCGTTTACTGTTCGTTGATCTAGCCATCTTTTAGTTTCAACATGACCATCTGTAAAAGCTAGGGCAGTTCCATCGATGTGGTAATTTCCCGGAACATCCATATCGTATACCTTATGTGTAGGCGCACCGTTGTTCATTACGACCCTAAAAGAGCCAGCATTTATAAACTCAAATGGCATTTCTATGAACGAGAAAATATTAGAAGGGTTTTCTATTTCGTTATATTTGTGGTATATCCTCCATTCTTCATCTTTCTGTACTGGCCATCCACTCCAGCCTCCAACGTGAATGTTTACGCTATAACTTCTGTGACGTGGGAAGATGTTTCGTACCTCGCCCTCTCTGTTTGTTATTTTGAGTAAATCTTTGTCAGCTGGGCATTTAAATACACCAATAGATTTACCTACATACGGAAACAAAGGAGTACCTTCTAGAAATCTTGCTTGGTTTATATATTTAGAAAGATTTAAGCTGCCAGACATCCACGCATATGGTGCGCTTTTTTCTTGCTTCCAAGCGCTTGAATATAGTATTTTGTCGCCATGGTCATCGCTAAATATTGAATGGCCCATTTGTAATTGTTTTTGATTATTAATACATGCTACTCTTTGACCTACTGATTTAGCCTTATTGATCGCAGGGAGAAGAAGGGCAACTAAGAGCGCAATAATACCGATAACTACTAATAATTCTACAAGAGTAAACCCTTTCTTCATCAGTAAGGGTTCCAAGTAGGATGGCTTCCCCAGCTATCGTTCCAGTACCAGCCCCATGAAGCATATACTTTGCCATCTATAGTGCGATGATTCCCGGGCCTATTGTATCGTCCTATCCCGCCTCCGCCGCCTGACCATCTGTGACTATTGGGATCTGATACAATTGCTCTTTGTCTAAGCCAAGCTAAATCTCTATTGTTAGGGCTTACTATTTTATCCTGATTAGTCGTCGGGTTCATCGCCTCGGATGATATATTTATTGTATCCTCCTCTAGCCATCTTTTAAATTCTACATGTGCGTCAACGAAAGAAACGACAGAGCCGTTATTGTGATAAACTCCGGGCCAGTCTTGAGAGAAAAAACTTTCACCACCTTTAAGCGTTGGCGCTACTCTAAAGTTTCCAGCATTAATAGATTGAGGTGGCATTTCAATAAAAGTAAACAATTGACTAGAGTTATGTGCATCATCGTAAGTGTGATGAACTTTGTATTGGGTATCTGACAGCCAAGGCCATCCCGACCAACCGCCAACGAAAAGATTTATACTATAAGAACGAGGTCGGTTTATAATCTTAGAATTAACTGTAACAGTTGATTTGTCGCCCGGGCAATGATATATACCCATGCCCGCATAAGGCTTTAAGGGGGAAAAGAAGAGGGGTCTATCGGTTTGACCCCACGGACCGTTACCACTCATGCTGTCGGCAACCCATGCCCACATGCCCGTAGGTTCACCGGCCCAAGCTGATGCGTAAGGAAACCTGTTTTCGTGATCTCCCGCGAACTCTGCGTAAGCGAGGTTAAGTTGGCGTTGGTTATTTATGCAGGCTGCTTGCCAGCCCGTTTGCTTAGCCGACGATAACGCCGGGAGCAAAAGAGCTGCCAGTATCGCAATAATGGCGATGACAACCAGCAGCTCTATCAAAGTGAACCCTCTGGTTGCTTTCGCCGCAGTCAGGGTTTTTACACACACAATTATTCACTATTGTATTACACTATTTCGATCAAAATGTTACTTATAAATTCGTCATGTAATCCTTCATGAACTTCCCCATGACAGTTATTGCATACCAAGATAGTTTTATCAGCTTCTTTTACCAACTCCTCAAAAGGGGCAAATTTTCTATCCCCTATGCCGAAAGACTTTTTTTCTGGCTCCAAGTGGTGAAAAACGAGAGAAGCGTGACACTTGTTGTAGCCACATATGCAGCATTTTCCCCCTTTATATTTTATTAAACGGGCTTTTCTTTCTTGGCGGGTTTTTTTACACCTCTCGTTATGGAGTTTTTCTTGTAGAGGGTTAAGTCTTTTGAAGATGGTCATGCGCGAAACCCCATCAATACGTTTGGCTATCTCACAATAAGACATCCCCTCATCACGGAGACGTTTAGCTTTTTCTTCATCGAAGACAACCCTTTTCACCTAATTTTACCAAAACCAGACTATATAATCTTCCTCGCACTCCTCGGGAAGAATATCATAATTCCTTCTTTTAGTCATAATTGTCTAGCTCTTCCCCATCTTCTATCTCTTGTAAGGCTTTATTTAAGTCTAGTTTAACTTCGTCAAGCATTCTTTGGTAGTGCTCCCGAGTCCATCCGTCATTATGATGACTCGCAGCTTCTATTTTCCATGTTTGTATTTGGTCAAGAAGGGCGTCAAGCGGACGTTCTTTTTTAGAGAGTTTCATTTTGAAAATTAAAATATGTAAAGTTTTCGTTTTTCATTATAGGTAAGAAAGCGTTCAACCGTACAGTATCTCCTTTATAATCATTACAACTATATCTTGTTAATGTTTCCTTTTTTTTAAAATTAAAAAGAAACTCACCTTTGGGATTGCAGATTTTAAAGCATAAGATTTTTCCATCAAGGGGTAAATTTACAAAAATATAAGAGGTTACTCCATGTTTTATGCTCTGTTCCTGTAGTATGTCGAGCTTCTCTGCCGTGATTAAGTACCCCTCTCTCTTGAGTAGGCCTAGCGTACAGGGCGTTTTTCTTTTTCTATTGAAGTACGGGCGGGTCTTTATCTCACACACGCCGATTAATTTATTATTTTTATAAATATAAGCATCGAACTTTTCGGCATCATATTTTACATGTTCGACGTTAACGTTAAAGCGTGACTCTATTAGGGTCCCGGTTTCCTTCTGTTTGTTTATGAAGGTTTTTCCTTGTTCTGTATGGCAATCAAGGTTCATTTTTATAAATTATCTCCAGACGCGATAACTATCGCTATCTTTATGAAAGGTGCTAATCTCAATAAATTTCACTGGCTTGTCCATAGCGAAAAGTTGATGCGGTGTCAAGCGGTCTAACACAAAAGTTTCACCTTCTTCAAGCATGTGAGTAGTTTTTTCAGTGGTCTCGGTATTTAAAATGTCAACCCTCAGGGTTCCTTCAAGTATATAGAAGGTCTCATGTTTCTCTGCGTGAAAATGCATTGACCCTGCGTAGCCGGGGTTAATATAAAGGATTTTCCCGCAATAGTTTTCTTCCTTGTTATTCGCGAGCCAAAGTTCATAGCCCCAGCTCTTTTCTACTTTCTTAACGCTCACAAATCAGCTTCACCTATATCTATAAAATAAAGTAAACGAAGTATTTTCTCTCTTCCCACTTCATCGTTTACGAGTTGGATGGGGGGCTCCATATTAAGATCAGAGTTGGGAGTAGTTAACCACTCCGCTACATAGTCATCGTCCATAACCGCGCAACATTCGTTAACAAGGTTTACGAACTCAATAAGTTTTTCTTTTTCTATTTGGAAAACCAATCTGAATTTCATTTATCTCGACGCCGACGATATTCGTCATACTGACGGCGGCGTTCGTTCTGATCAATGTCCGTCTTAAGTTGGTGTTGTCCGGACTGAAGAGACTCCATTCTTTTCAAAAGATAATCTCTTTTTTCTCCTTCTTCCATCCTACTTAAATATTCTAGTCCCTTTTCAATGATTCGTGGGTCTACTTGGGATCTGCGGGAGGGAACGGTTACGACTTGCGCTTTAACAGAAGGGGGGGAGCTTTTCTTTTCTTCTTTTTTATCGCTGCCTTCTCTTCTGTCCCGTGAATAACGACTGGAGGAAGAAGCTTTTTTTGTGGGGGCCGCTTTGGTGACAATAGTCGGGAAACCGTTGTTTTCAAAGCTCAATAATTTATCGTCTCCGTCAGACGAGACTAAGGCAGAGTCGTGAAGTATTTCCTTGAGCTCTACGTTGTATTGTTTTTCATTTGTTGTTAGAGAGACAAACTTGTCTGGTTCTCCAGTTTTCCTCAGAACAAGATGAACCTTTTGGATTCCTTTCCAGCGGGAAATGCCAGTGAGAAAAATACTTGGAGCTAGAATTTCTTTCACAGGAGGAAGAATAGGTGCGAATTCCTTATCTGTCAACTCAAAAGCATTTCTTTCCGTAATGCTCTGGTAGGGATTTCCTCCCGTTACAGTTTCGTTATTTGCGCAAAGAATAAGAATCAAAAAAGCCAGCGATACCTTGCTCATGTTGAAAATTACACTTTTAAAGCCCTGTTTATCCGCTCGGACCTGTTACCCCAACCTTTTCTCCGCTGGGATCAACTTCCGGATCAGGCGGCGTCAAGGGAGTATCCGTCACAGGTACAGCCGCTGGGTCGATTTGAGGCGCTCCATCTTGAGCCGCATTGGCCTGAGCCTCTTCCTGCTTCTTAGCCGCTTCTGCCGCTTCGGCTTCAGCTTTTTCGAATTTCTCCTTCATCTCGGTAAGCTGCTCTTCAGTCGATTCCGAAATTATCTCCTTCGCTCTGCGTCGCGCTTCAGATGATACGATTTGAACCACTAATGAAAGCTGAATATTATTCAGAATATCATTCGAGAGCTTAACTTCCAGTTCTTTTGCTTCTTCAATTGTCATAATAACCTATCTATTTCTATATTATATACATGTAATTACACTTTACCAAAAAATATTAACTATAAATCGCTGTAAAGTTTTAAGGCGTCAGGGTCTTTCTCCAGTCTTCCGGACTCTTCATATGCTTTTTTCCTTATTTCAAGGGGTAAAGTATGCTTTTTTCTAGCCCAGTTCGTCATTTTTTGAAACCGTTCTTCTATCCATGAGAAAAGCTTATAAGATAAATTTTTATTACGGTATTCGTTAAAAATCTCCTGTTCCTTGTCCCACATCGCATCTATAGATTCTCTTTCTTCTTCTGTGGATACGATCTTATTGGAGACAAGTTCCTTCTTGTCAATTTTGCCGCCCTTAAAAGCAAACTTAAATTCGAACCAATATTCGTTGTTTTTCTCATCTTTGACACCAGAGTAAAAGCTTATCTCTGTGCCGTTATTAAGTTTAATCCATTTATCTGTTAATTCTGTATGCTGAATCCCTTCTTTTAGGAGAAATTCTGAACGATCGAGCCTGTAAAGTTGTTGTCTATGAATTTTGTACAAATCCATTACGTTATCCAAACTTTTGGTTTGGAAAAGGTGTTTGGTGTTGAGGAGCTTCTCGTCCCCCTTAGGTAACAAGTTCTTTAGGTAAGACTTTGGAACTATTATCTCGTCGAACATTCCCATATGGTTTTTTTACTCACTTACAGCGGAGACTTTTTCCTCTAGCTCTTTTACTTTCTGTTCAGCTTCTACAACTCTAGCAGCTGCTTCTTTTGCCATTGTATCGAGCTCTATGGCTTGGACAGAAATTTGATCTGCTGCGGTTCGAGCGTTATTGGCAACTTCTTGAGTAGCGGCTACGCAGCGACGAGAGGATTCTAGTATTGTTTGATAATAATTAAACATACATTAATTATGTTGGATTATTCTCCTTTTGTAAAACTTTTTTTTAAGCCTTCAAGTTCTTTAGCGAAATCGGCAGCCATCTCTACTTTAATGGCGTCTTCGTCGTCCATGATGGGCATCTTCTCTACAATTTTTTTATATTTTTTGATTAAATTAATCAGGGTTTTGTGAGTTTTGTGAGGTTTGAGGCGTTCAAATTCTGAAATGTTCATTTTTTCTTTTTATATTATCTCTGACTTTATTCATTAACTTTAAAAGATCGTCCATTTTTTCGAATTCTCCATTAAGGACGCTTCCGCGATTGTTTCCTAGCGCCAACGAGACTTCCATAAGTTTGCACACGGCCTGTTTTAACATAAAGGATTCTTCGCTGTAGGGCAACTCTGGCATTAAGCAAGAAAGCTTTCGTCCGTTAACGGCCTTAATCCTGCGTCTACTTTTGTAAGCCCGTGCGGGGGCTCTATATAACTATCCAAGCCGTAATGATGTAATTTTTTATTATATTCTCTTGCTATATGGTCTTTAAGATAGGCCGTTTTTACTGGTTGTGGACTGTACCACCAAACTATATCGTCTTTATATGCAACAAGAGTGCCCGTGTTTGTTTCTTGGTGAATTAAGGATTTAAGAATTTCTGGTTTAGTCTCGTAGCTCATCGAGAGATGTTACACATTTTATCTATCTTTATTAACTCTATATTGTAAAAATCGAATATTTCTTTCGCCGTTTGATCAAGGTCATACTCTTCCGAGTACACTACTTGAGGTATTTTATACGCCGCTATCAACGTTGCACAATGTGAACACGGCAAAAGAGTCGCGGCCAGAAGGCTAGCTTGTCCTTTGTTGAAAAGAGACATGCAATTGGCTTCTGCATGTATCATAAACCTCCTTCTTCCGTCTCTGTTTTCCCAGAATTTTGCATCAGCTTCCTTTTTAGAAGCAAGTCCATTATACCCAACGCCCAAAATCATGTTGTTTTTATCTAAGGCGCAAGCCCCAACTTTTCTATGTGGGTCTTCGCTTCTTTTCGAAGCGACTTTCGCTATGTCTAAAGCGTATTCTTGCCAGCTTGGTCTCATCTTATTGGACACGCCCCGCCTTCACATTCGAGATCTTGTAGAATATGACCGTTTCCGATTTTCGTTGAAGAAACTTTTTTAATGGCAGTTGAAAGTTTTTTATAAGCTTCAGCCTCTATTTCTTCATAGGGCGCTTGATCAAAGCCGTGGTCTTGGTGGAGCAAAAACGAAACACTTTTGATATTGTTTTTGTAATTTTTCCTTAACCACTCTTTTATCTCTTCTAGTTCTTCTTTTTTGTAATAGACGGTGCAGGATACTGCGTTGTCTGACCATTCCTTTTGAATTCTTTTAACGAGATCTAATTGATCAACGGCTTTAACATCTTTCGCCAGTTGGGCATTTTTCCCCGACTCACAAGGAAATTCGACAATGACTGTATCCCGGTTTAAGGAACCATCAAAGTTTTTAACATACTCAACATGATAACCCATATCGCGACAAGTTGAGACTAACGCATCTTCGCTAGACATCCTGACGCGGCGAATATAATATTGCGAGTAAGCTGGGTGGACCCCCGGCGTTGCTCCAGCCAACAGGCTTAATGTACCGCTAGGTTTGACGGTAGTAAGCTTGATGCTTTCGGGCCACCCTTGTTTCTTGCTCCATTCTTGGTCGTATTTTTTGAGCGCTTTATAGCAATCGTCTAGCCAATCTAGCTTGCCGTTATCGGTAGCTTGGCAAATTCCTGTGATACCTTGTCCTATGCGAAAGTTTTTGTGTACGATTTTATTCGTGTCTTCGTGAATAAAGGGGAGAGCGCAAATTGCCTTTTGGGTCTTGTAAAGAAGGGTCGAACACTCAATTAGTTCTTCCTTGGATTGTATATTATTTAAATATAATTCTGAAAGGTTGCAGCATTCCTTATCAGCAAGGGATATTTCGCCACAAGGATTTGTTCCTTCGCAATTTTCTTTGCTTTTTTCTCCCGTTCTTCCAAACTTGGAGCTCAAATTAAGATTGAAGAAGCCGTAGGGTTCTCCGTTGCCTCCGTATCCATCCCAAATACCTTCAGCAATATGGTCATAACTGTCACAATAGATGGTGTTATTGCTCATCGCTCGCCAATTAGGAATATTTCCTAGATCCCATCTTTTAGCTTTAATGTAAAGATAATCATCAGGATCTCCCAAAGCTATTTCAGCGGAGCGGCGAACGTTTCCCGCTACAACAACTGATCCAATAATATTAGCGATATCTAAAACGTCTAAGCTTCGAAGCTTTTTACCCTCTCTTTCTTTTATCACTCCTCCTATCTTACTTATTCCCTCGATTAGAATTTCTGGGCCGCTGGCTGTTCCTCCGAAACCTTGAATAGGCTTTCCCGCGCTCCTTACGAGAACGGTGGAGTAAGAAAAAGATTTACCTGAAACAAAATAAGACTCCAGAACCTTAGACAATAAGCGTACCCATCCCTCTCTGCTGTCAGGAACTATAAAATCTGCATCGTTAGTATTCTTAACGGTTATGTTGACGTCTCTTTTGATCCTTGGAAGTTCATGAATATCCTCTCGTCGAATAGAATAGCCTACTCCCCCTCCAAGCATCAAGTTCTCAAAGATAAAACAAAAGTCGTCCGGCTTCTTAATGGCAGTGAACCAACAATTCAAAAGACTGTTCCCCCCGAACCTGTCAACGGTTGAGGTTCCCAGTTGCCAAAGCCCTCGACCAGCGAAATTACATTTTAAATTAAAAACTAAATCAAATAATTTTTCCGCTTCTTTCTTTGTGTATTTAGCTCCTATTTTTTGAGCCCCATTGATGCAACGAGCTACTGTCTCGTGCCATTCTTCTAGATGCCCGTCCTCTTTAACGCGAGAGTATGTTCGTTTATAGACAATGTATCCGAGACCATTAAATCCCCACTTTGGTTGTTTATTTTTATATTTTTTAAGAAAATCTACCGATAGTATTTCCTGCTTGCTGTCTGTCATTTTAAATTTTGTTGCCTTTTCAGAGAAGACTTTTAAAGGATAAGGGAGTTCTGTTCGGGAGTCAAGCTATTTTTCAATGATCTCTAATTGATCATCGTTTTTTTTCTGAATAGTTCTTAAATATTTCTTCGCCTCTTTTAATCCTTCTTCTGTATGGGGGAATGCTCCGTATGACCACTTGTTTTTCTTTGCTATTATTAAATAATATTTTTTGGCTTTACTCATTTTTTAAAATCGGGAATGAATATTCTCTTGTGGACCTTTTGTATTTTTTCATCCAGTTCTTCCACGATTCGCTCTTCCGTACACATTCTTTTAAGTAGGGTCTCCATTTTGTGCATGAGAAGAGCTACTCTTTCGTTGAAGTCAGGTCTCCAAGGCTCCTCTTCAACCTCATCTATTTCTTCAAAAATATTTTCTATTCTATTTTCCCAGAAATAAATAGATTTATTGACTAATTCTATCTGTTCGTTAAGATCCTTAAGCTCCTCTATGGCTTTTTTAATATCAGGTTTCGGTTTCATTTGATTTTAAAAGATTTATGCAGGTTTTTAATTGGTGACACCATATATCATCTCCAGTCTTGAGGGGATTCTCCATTTTATCTCTTGTCTCTGAAAGTTTAAGGAGGAACTCTAAAATATCTACGCAATGATCTAGTCGTTCTTTTTCCATGAGTTTAATCTCGATCACAATGTGGCCTGTGCTATAAAATTACACTAAAAAAGCCGGAAATCAATCCGGCTTTGGTTTAGTGTCGATTTAAAAAAATGTCAACCTTTATTTTATTTCGATTGATAGTTTCTTTCTTTTTTCTTTTTTGGGAATGGTAATTGAAAGTATCCCGTTCTTCAGACAAGCCGACATTTTCGTTTTATCTACGTTTTCAGGCAGTTTATATTTCTTGTCGATGTCTCTTTTTCTGCCTCCGACATCAACTTTTCCTTTTACGTTTAAGAAATCTTCCTCAATAGTAACCCCTAGGTCCTTCTTGGAAAAACCCGGAGCGTCAATTTCTATCTGAAATTGATTATCCTTTTCCTTATAGCTAGTATTTTGGCCTTGTTCCAAATAAGACGAAGCTAATGAGGCCAAAGGAGTTAAGAATAGTTCGTCGTTTAATAGTTTTTCTATGTTATTTGCTATAAAATGCATAATTAATAGCTAAAGCAGGAAGCATGCCAACTTAAAAAAGAGACTATTTGGCCCTAAAATAAAGGGATTTTTGTTTTTTAGTGATACACTAAAGAGACAGGGGAGACATATTGACAGAACGAACGTCAAATATATGAATATTTCTGTCTCTGCCTTCATCGTCTTTTATGAGAAAGCTATCGTTTTCCAAGGCCTCAACGACTTCTCCTTCCCAAATCGTTTGTGTTTCTTGGTCTTGAACAACCAAGACTCTTTTTCCTATCATTTTTTTATGGTACTCTAGTCTTGGGTTATTCATCTCCAATTGTTTTGATTAGTTCGTTGTTGTGATAAAAAATTATTTTAATGTTTTCGTGTTTTTCTTGAATAGTTTCCTCAGAAGATTTAGACATGTTGTTTATTGATTGAAGTTTTCTTTCTTCTGTTGCTCTTATCCTCATTTTTCTTCTACAATTACATCCAACTCCTATTTGAGAATAAGCAAAAATAAAATTAGTCATGAAATTGTCCAATTTAGCAGAGGGAAGGCCGGACAAGAAGTTTTTGTATTCCGTAATCGTTCTTATCTCAATCATTAGAAAGAAGAGTCTTCTCCATTAGTCTGAAAAGCAGAAGAGAAGATATGTAAAATAAACCAACATAATGAACGCTATAAAATAGACTTACACTTAAGCTTAACCAAAAACATAAGCAAAGCTCACAAGACAACAGTTTAAAAAGAAAAAATTTAAATTTATTGTCAATGTTTTTTACACATAAATACTCAAGAAATGACAAATCGGGGTTGTCGACAGAAATATCATCATATTCAGAAGAGTCAAAATTAAATAATTTTAAATAAGATATTAAAAAATCTGTCTTGAGCCAGACAAATAGAAAAAATGATATTAAACAAACTGAAGCTAAACTATTAAGCACCGCTACTACCGAACCCGCCTTCGTTTCTTTTTGATTCGTTCAATGATTCTGTCTCCTCCCAGTCTGCATCGTAACATTTCTCTATGATGAGCTGAGCTATTCTTTCTCCTTGAGATACACTAAACTTATCCGAGGGTCCAAAAAAGCTTTCGTACGAGCTGATTTCCCCTCTAGGATTTGAGGGCTGACAGAGGTTGATTAACAGGACTTTTAACTCCCCTCTGTATCCGGAGTCTATCACTCCAGCCATAACATCAATCCCTTTTTTGAAGGCCAATCCGCTTCTGGGGGCTATTCTACCGTAATAGCCGTCAGGGATCTGAATCTTGATCCCCGTGTTAACCAGCTTCCTTTCTAAGGGTTTAATAACACATGTTTCTATCGAGAAAAGATCAAAGCCAGCATCCGTCGGAGTATTCCTCTGGGGGCAAATCGCGAAGTCCGAAGTTTTGGTGAAATTTATTTTCATTTCTCAGGCCGGAAATATTATTTCACTTTTCTTTGGTAATGTCAATTTTTTTATTTAGAATAGAAGCATGACGATTTACGAAGTTTCCATGTCTGTTTTTAGATATTTTCAAAGTAACGATAATTTTACTTTTGAAAAGGATCTGACGGAGTTAGGGTTGGTTTGCGAAAATGAAAGAGAGAAACGAGCTTTGGTGAAGGTGGCCTTGGATAATTTTGAGAAAAATGAATTTCTAAAACATGAGGACGGGTTCTGGTTTTTATGCAGGCCTTTTAATTCTGAGCCGAAAGAGGTGGAGATACCAAACGAACTGGCGTTAAAAATCGCTGAAACGATAAATATTTTTTGTGACGTGATCGGAGACGACTCAGATAAATGCAATCCAAACGACATGAAACCTAAGGATATTTACAATTTAACTGTTATTTGTGATCATTTAATTAACTCTCAAAAAAGTGTTGACAACTGAGAAGAAACAGTTTAGTTTTCTTTTTGGACCGGAGAGCTCTATTGCCGCTCTCCCCCGTGTTCTAAAGCCCAGCTCTGCTGTTAGAGAGACTTGCAACTGGGGAAAGTTATCGCAGACCGAGCAGGAGAAGGAGTTATTTCTGAAGTACTTGCTACAAAACGGATAACGGAGAGGGAAAGGATCGCAGCATGTGGGAGGTCGTCCTCCACCTAACCCAAAAAAGCTGCACCGGGAATTTTAAAGGGAAGTAAGAACACTGGTCTTCCAGAGATAGGCGCTGGAGGGGAAAGTCTCTCTGTATCTATCGATACAGATCGACTTTTAAGGGAAGTTTTATTATATCTTTTTATCTTAACGTATCGTAAGTAACGTATCGTAAATGAAACCTAAACCAAACGTAATAGGAATATCGGGAGTAGCGGGAAGCGGAAAGGACACGTTCGCTAACCTTATCGGTTGTAAATTAAAGGAGCTCGATGCGAAAGTTAAATTTTTATCTTTTGCAGAACGACTTAAGTGGGAAGTGAAAGACGTATCCTTAAGATTATACGATATCGATCCCACGAATTGTTCTCGGGACGAGAAAACCCTTATTAGACCTCTCTTATTGGCTCACGGAGCTATCATGAGAGACAAAACGAAGGGAAGATATTGGATAGATTCTATAAAACATAAGATAGATTCCAAAAAAATTAATATAATAACTGACGTTAGGTTCTGCGAATATTCTTGCGACGAAGTTTTTTGGATAAAAAATGAAATGAATGGGATTTTAATTCATATTTCTAGATTTTTCGAAGAAGATGGACAAAGAATATACATTCCTCCTGCAAATGAATATGAAAAACGCAACGATAAAGCCTTGAAATCAAAAGCAGACTATTCTTTCGCTTGGCCGACCGACGAAACAAAACAAGATAAATATTCGAACGATTTCATGAAATGGCTGTTCAAAAACCACGTTGAACACTGAACTAGAAGACGGTTACGAAGAATCTTTTTGTTATCCTATTGTTATTCACTGTGGTAGCCAAGCCAGAATAGACTTTAAAAATCCGTCTATTCTTCATCATTTTACCAGTTCTGAGCACGAAGAATTTGATTATTTAGTAAAAATTTTTTGTAGCCATCGAGTGGGTGATCTTCTCAATGAAAAAAAAATGTTCTTTGTGTCAATTTATGTATATAATTATGTAGATTTTGATTTTCGGGCAGACATTATTCGGGATTTCGTTTTTTTTCCTGACGAAATACAAGCCGCTAAGGCCGCCGCAGTTATTCCTTCTTTTTTCAAACCCCACATTCATCATGCCTTAGTATTCACAGGAGAAGATAAGTATGAATTTTCAGACTTTAGGGACTTAGCGGAAAAATGGAAAAAAGAAAACTTAGATTCTTAACAGATCTTTATTTAATTGAAGATATTAAGTTTAATAAAAACCAAGACTGCTTAGTTGAGCTGCACGAAAGATATAAAAATATGTGCTATAAGCAGATTCATAAATTTCAAAATTACTTTAATATAAATAATATAAATAAGAACGACATGTTAGGACAGTCTCTTTTTCTCATTTATGATTCCGCAGCTACCTTCGACCCAAATAGAAACATAAAATATATTACTTGGTTGGGTAATAAAGTTAAATTTTTCTGTATGAACTACACGAAGAAGGAGTTTAAAAGCAAACATTTTTTAGAATATGGTTACACCGGAAACGGGGAAGGGCTCGATGATAAAAAAGATTTTTTAGGTTCTCGAACTGCTATTAATTTACAAGATGAGCCGTTAATTAACTTCGGCGAAGCTTTCGAGTTTCTAGTAAAACACCCTGACGAAAGAATCAAAAAGGTATTTGAAATTAGATACTCCGACCTTAAGGACAAGCCTTTAACGTGGAGAGACGTAGGAAAAAAACTTAATTTAAGCTCTCAAACCGCCATTAACCTACACACAAAAGGGCTAAAATTTCTAAGGAGAAAGATTAAATTGATTAATCGATGAAAAAAAGTTTGACATCCATCCAGAAACTTGCAATAATGATTTTGTCATGTCTGATACTGACAGTAATGTAACACGTAATTGGAAAGAGCGCGAAGTTGGCGCTCTTTGGGTTCAGAAGAGTGCAAAAGGTCAAAAATATATGACCGGGCACATTTCTATCGATGCGGCTTCCGACGAAAAACACAAGCTTGTGATTTTCGAGAATAGCGGCAAGAAAGATGAGAGTGGACAGGTTAAAAACGTTAAGGCTCCGGACTTTAGGGTTTACCTGTCTGAATCCCCTCAACAGGGGTCTTCTGATAATAAGGAATCAGCAGAAGCTTCGGCTGCTGCTACGTCTACTCCGGACACAAGCGAAGAAGTTATCTTCTAGTGAGAGACTTCTCTCTTAATTTACCTGTCAATTCTGTAAGCTTTGGTCAGGTAAGCGTAGCCCTCTTGCGTGAGTTTCACGCAAGGGGGTTGCAACCTTCTATTTTTCCCATCGGAGATTCGATAGATTTAGCTTCTCAAGATACCGTTGATGAGGATTTTCAAAAATGGATACAGTCTTGTATTACCAAAAGACTTGAAGAGCATAATAGATCTAATCCCATGTTTAAGCTTTGGCATCTGAACGGAAGTTTAGATTCCTACAGCAAAGAACAAATACTTTTAACGTTTTACGAACTTGACAGTCCGACTAAAACAGAGCTTAATATTGCAAAAAACAACTCTAGGTTAGCTTTCTCCTCTTCAAGCGCCAAGACCCTGTTTGAAGACAACGGAGTAGAAAACGTAAAGCTTATCCCGCTGGGGTTTGATAAGGCTAATTTTCAAGTTAAAGATCAGGACTACCTTAAAGGTAAAATAGTTTTTAATCTGACCGGGAAACTAGAGAAAAGAAAAAACCACAAGCAGGCCATACAGTCTTGGATTAAAAAATACGGAAACAACAAAGACTATGTTCTTCAATGCGCTATAAGCAACCCATTCCTTAAAAACGAAGACTTCTCAAGGCTCGTTTCAGAAATTTTAGAAGGAAAAAGCTACTTTAATTTAAATTTTTTGGGGGCTATGCAGAAGAATAGCTTATACAACGACTACTTAAATTCTTCAAATATTATTATAGGTATGTCGGGAGGAGAAGGCTGGGGTCTTCCTGAATTTCAGTCTGTTGCGTTAGGAAAACATTCCGTTATATTAAACGCCTCCGGATATAAAGAGTGGGCCGATACAGATAACTCTATTTTGATCGAGCCTAACGGAAAAACAGAAGTTTATGATGGTATCTTTTTCCACAAAGGGCAACCATTTAATCAGGGTAATTCTTTTACTTTTGACGAAGAAGAGTTTATAGACGGCTGCGAAAAAGCCATAGAGAGAGTTAACAGCAATCCGGTAAACGTTAAAGGTTTAGAGCTGCAGGACAAATTCCCTTATTCTAAAATGGTTGACTCTATTATCGAATCAATTGAGGAGGTTTAATGCCAGAATATATTTACGAACATCCTGATACGAAAGAAAAAATAACCGTCTGGCAGAGTGTTCACGAAGAACATTCTTATGAAATAGAAGGAGTGAATTATGACAGAATTTATACAGTACCTAACGCTTCCATAGATTCAAAAATTAACCCTGAATCCGAATCAGACTTTACAAAAAAAACGAAAGCTAAGACCTATGGCGAATTATGGGACGCGTCCGCAGAAATGTCCGCTAAAAGAGCCGATACTCACGGAGGCAAAGACCCAGTCAAACAAGAACACTTTGAAGACTATTCTAAAAGAAGGAAAGGAAAAAAACACTTCAAGGACGGAGAATAGGAAAATCCTATTTGTTATGCCGAAATCAGCCGGAGACGTACTTTGTAGTACGTCTCTTATGCGTAGTATAAAAGAGCTTTATCCGGATTTCGAACTGCATTTTGCGACGGAAAAAAAATACTTCGACCTTCTCAAAATGAATCCGTTTATAGATAAAACTATAGAATACAAGGCGGAAATGAATAACATATTCTATTCAGAAGGAGCCTTGGAGGACAAGGGAGAATATGAGATAGCGTTTTTGCCCTTCCTTAATTCCCAAGCCATTATGACGTATCAACATAACGACCACAGGAAGATAGCCTACGAGATAACAACCTTTAAGAACTCCGAATATGCATTTTCTTGAGTGTTACGCTTTAAACTGTGGCCTAAAAATAGACAGACCCTTCATAGAGGAAGAGGAAACAACCCTCCCTGAAGGAGATTTTATTACATTTCACGGGGCTCACTCATTCCAATCTAAAACGTACGACAACTGGCAAGCAGTTATAGATTTAGTTGTTCAAGATTTTCCAAATTTAAAGATAGCGGAACTAGGAACAGAGAACGGTAACTTTAATAACGTTTTAGACTATTGCGGCAAGACGAACTTTAACCAGTCAGCTTATTTAATTAAACATTCTCAGCTTCATTTCGGCATAGACAGCTTTCCTGCACACCTAGCTTCCTGTTTTGAAATTCCTAGCGTAGTGGTTTACTCTCACACATACAAAGAGCAATGTTATCCCTATTTCACTAAGCCTAAAAAGCTTAGACTTATACAGGCCCCTTTGAATACCCCCAGACCAAGCTATTCGAATCGCGAAAAAGCTCCCTGTATTAACAACGTAAGACCTTTCGAAATTTTTAAGAACATAAATGAACTTCTCCGTCATTCTTAATACTAGGAAAAGGCCGATGCACTTAGATTCGGCTATCGACTCTCTTTTTAACAAAGCTTTAGACCCAGACAATGTTGACGTTTGGGTCAAGTACGACAATGACGACGAAACAACTGACGCTTATGTAAAATCAGTCCCTTTTGATATTAAAAAAGTTAAGTTTTTCGCTTCTCCCAAACCAACAAATCTACACACTGAGCTAAACAAGCTAGCTTCCATATCTTTTGGTAAATATATTTTTGTTTTTAATGACGATTGCATTATGGAGACAAACGGTTGGGACGAAATAGCTTTCTCGAAACTAGAAAATTCCTTTGAAGACGGAATTGTTTATGGTCAAACTTCAGATTCAAGCGCTGATAAAAATAAAGATTTTGATTATTCTTCTTTCCCGATTATCTCAAGAGCAGCCTTTAACGCCTTGGGGTATTTCATGAAAGAAGAGTTTGTTGGTCTTGGCGGAGACAGCTCTATTTACAGAATCTACAAGGAGATTTCCAGAATCGTTGATCTAAAAGAGATTGTTATTGATCATATTTTTCACAACTCTGTAGAAAAGGTTTCTAATCCAGATGAAACAGCCCGACAAATGAGAGAAAACTCTTGGTCGGAAAACGTAGATCCATTTTCCATTGATATAACAAAAGATTTGGATAAAATTAAAAAATCCTTATATAATTAACACAGTAATGGAAAGAAAGTATCTACCCACCTATTCAGAGCTTGCAGATAGATTTTCGATTTGTTTGCTAAAATCCATTTTTATTCCGAAAAATAAAAAAGCTTACGACAAAGAAATCGAAGACATTAAACATGATTTAGACCTGATCTCTTCCAAGAAAAAGCTTAAATTAAATTCTGATATTATAAAATCTCTTTTTATGATTATGCTTTCCAACAGGTATATCTGGGAAAACGAAAGCAAATGTAGAAACGGAGAAGAACAAGATCTATCAGCACTAAAACTTACCCATTCCATTAACGGAGTCAGAAACGTTGCTAAAAATTATCTTTCCCGTAGCCTAGGAGAAAGAGTTGATTTGAAAATTGACTGCTTAGCTGCGGAACTAAAGTCCGAGTTTCAAAATTGGGACGTATTTGAAAAATGAAAGTTTTTATAACGGGGGGAGCGGGATACTTGGGGACAGTTTTAATTGAAGAAATTCTAAATCGCTTTTCTAATGTTCAGGTTATTGTTTACGATAACCTCTTGTACAAGCAGGACGGATTGTTTTCTTTCTTTAAGCATCCGGGAGAAAGATTTAAATTTATACATGGAGACGTAAGAGACGTTTCTTTTCTGAGCGCTAAGCTGGAACAGTTAGACCCAAAGAACGATTATGTGATCCCCTTGGCTGCGATTGTGGGGTTTCCGGCTTGCGAGAAAGACAAAGCCCTTGCGAGGCAAATAAACTATGAGCATGTAAAGTTTGTAGTAGAGAAATTTAAAGGCAGAATCATTTACCCCAATTCCAATAGCGGCTACGGGATAAACACTGGGGAAAATTTTTGCACAGAGAATACGCCTTTGTCTCCAATAACGACATACGGAAAAACTAAATGCGAGGCAGAAAAATGCGTTTTAGATGCAGGGCACACTTCTCTAAGGCTGGCTACGGTTTTTGGAACCTCTTATAGGTTCAGAAAAGATTTGCTAGTGAACGATTTTGTTTTAAAAGCTATCACAGATAAATATATAGTATTATTTGAAAGTTCTTTTAAAAGGAATTTCATTCATATTAGAGACGTGGCTCGGGCTTTCATTAAAATGTTTGGATTAAGAAGCCAGCCCAACAACGAGGGAGGAACCGTTTTTATAGATGATAGCAATAAGCCCTTCAATCCATACGGACAAGCCTATAACGTCGGCCTGTCTAGTGCTAACTTTTCCAAGCTGGAACTTTGCGAAAGAATAAAGGAACATATTCCTGAATTTGTAATTGTTACCAGCGAAATGAATTCTGATCCAGACAAGAGAAACTATATTGTTAGCAATGAAAAGCTGGAGAAGACAGGCTGGAAAGCAAGAGTGGATATTGACGCAGGCATAAGAGAACTAATTAGAGCCTATCAAGTCTTCAACAGGGCAAACGTTCTACACACCAACCTTTAAGAATGATTGACGTTCTTTTTGTTTCTCCCAGTAATTCGCAAACCGTATACCAAGAGCTAGCGATTAACTATAGCGCTGTGGAGCCCCCAACTTGGGCTCTTCTGCTCGCTCAAGCAGCCAGAAACAAAGGTTACAAGGTTGGAATATTAGATACCTGTGCCGAAAACCTTTCCAACGAAGAATCTTTAAGCAGGATAAACCAACTCAACCCCAAGCTTATATGCTTTGTCGTTTACGGACAGAACGTTAATTCTGGAGCCGTAAGTATGAGTGGCGCAGTTAGACTTAGCGAACTCCTAAAAACCAAAACGAAAACCCCCATAGCTTATGCAGGCTCTTACGTTCAAGCCCTCCCCCTTAAAGCCCTAGAAGAAGAGCCCTCTATAGATTTTGTCTTTACGAACGAAGGAGTTAAGCCTTTATTAAATATTTTATCTCTCAATAAGATTAACCAAGAATCCCTGCTTGGAATAAAAGGGATCGCCTTGAGAAAAGAAGGGGTTCCTTGCTTCAACGCTCCCGAATCTGTAGTGGCCAATTTAGACGAAGACCTTCCGGGCTATGCTTGGGACCTTCTCCCAGATTTAAACTTGTACCGCAGCCCGATGTGGCACGCCGAATACGACGAAAAAGCTAGAACCCCTTACGCTGCTATACAAACCTCAAT